TGGACAGCCAGCCCAGCGCCAAGACCGCCGCCAACAAGCGCAGCCACATCGGGGCCTACCTCGACTGGTGCCTCGCCCACGGGCTGGTCCAGCTCAACGTCGCGAAGGCCGTGCGGTCACGCCGCCCGCGCCCAGGCAAGGGTGCCGACGTTCTGCGCCCCGAGCAGCTGGCGGCGGTTCTGCGCCGGCTGGAGGTCCACGGCCGCCCGGACGGCCGCTCCACCGCGATCTACCGCTCGGCTGTCTACCGCTTCCTCTGGGCGACCATGCTGCGCGTGTCCGAAGCCTGGGCGCTGACCTGGCCGGACATTGACCAGGAGAACAGGGTGCTCCTCATGCCCGTTGAGAAGGCTCGCCGTGCGGCGGTCCTGCCGCTGTCCGACGATGCCATGGCAGCGCTGGCTGTCGCCCGGACCTTCGGCGACGGCGACAGGATCTTCCCCGTCCAGGTGAGCCACCACACGCTGCGGAAGGACTTCGAGGCCGCCGGCGTCGCCGGGCGTGGCGCGTTCCACCGGCTGCGCAAGGGCGGGATCACCGCCTGCGTCGAAGCAGGCGTTCCCTTGGCTGACTTGGCCAAGCTCTCACGCCATGCGAACGTAAGTGTGCTCGTACAGAGTTATTACGTCCCGGCGGACCCGACGCTCCGCAAGGCGCAGGCTGCGCTGCGCCTCGGAGCTGCGTAAAAATATGTGAGGAAGGATCCTTCCATTTCCCGATGGAGTGCTATAACACGCACCATCGGGCGCTGGGAAGTGAATGGAGCCGAGGGGAGTCGAACCCCCGGCAGGCGCCCCCAAAGACAGGGGAGATTTCCATGCCACAGGTTACTGACCTCACGCTACAGCCGAGCGCGACGGGCGCTCTCACGCCCACGCAGCGGGCGACCGCGAACATGGAGCTGGTTCGGGTGCTTGCGCCCGTCGTGAAGAAGTCGCACGTCGTGAAGATCCAGGGGAAGGAGTACCTCCAGGTCGCCGGCTGCCAGGCCATCGGCTCGGGGCTCGGCTACACGACCGGCACGCTGTCGGTGCAGTTCATCGAGGAGCAGGGCGCGCTGCCGGCTCGCTGGGAGGCGACCGTCGGCGTCTACGACTGCATGACGGGCATGATGGTCGCCAAGGGCACGTCGGCCGTCTTCCTGGACGAGGCGCGCTGGCGCAAGGCCGAGCACTTCGCCTGCATGGGAATGGCACAAACCCGCGCCACCGGGCGCGCGCTGAAGGGCGTGATGGGATGGGCGTTCTCGCTGATCGGCGTCGAGGGGTCGTTCGCCGAGGAGATGCCCGTAGACGGGCCTACGACGGCTCAGGACGCGCCCGCTCCCGCGAAGGCGCTGCCAGCACCATCCAAGGCGTCGAAGCCCGCAGGAGGCAAGCAGGCGTCTGCGCCGGCCTTTCAGGAGCTTCGCGGCGTTTGTGCAGGAGTGCAACCAAAGACCAGCAAATCCGGGAAGGAGTACTGGCGAGTCGGCATCGAAGCCGGCGAAGGCGTCGAGTGGTTCACCTCGTTCGAGCCGGTGAAGTTCGACGCCGGCGCCAAGATCGTCCTCCAGCTCAAGCCCTACGGCGACGGCATGGTCGTTCACGACGGCTGGGTCGATCCGGCCGCAGAGGAGGTGCCGTTCTGATGCCAAGGACGCATCCGAGTGAGGTCTTCCGCCTCGCCCCGTGCCTGACCTCCGACGAGCTGCTGGTGCTCCTCGCCCTGGCCGACTACGGCGCCCGGATCTTCCCGTCGCAGGCTGCCCTGGCGGCCAAGACCAGGCTCCACCGCACCACGGTGAACCGGGCCTTGCAGTCGCTCCGGAAGAAGGAGGTGGTGCAGGCCCGAGGCTTCGGAAAGGCCCTCACCTACGTCCTTGACCTGTCGCAGGGAGCGACACCCACGTGTAGCGGGGAGCGACAGGTGGTGTCGCTGCCGGCTACAGGTGGTGTAGCAGGGAGCGACAGGGATCCTAACTATAGAACTAACCACCAACCTAACCAAGGCGCGGCTGACGCCGCAGCGGTGGGGTGGGAGGTTCCTGAGGACGTACAGGGACGGATCCGGATCCGCGACCCACGGGCCGACGTGGAGGCCCAGCGACGGGTCTGCGCGAAGGTGATGGTCCAGCACGGCCTGACCGAGGATGAGGCGCGCCGCTCCTGGCGCGACCTCTGCCTCGGGTGGGCTCGCACCGGGAGGTCGGCGTACGACATCCTCAACGAACAGGTCCAGCAGCTCGCAGGGGCTCGGGACGTTCGTGCCGTGCTCCTGCACCGGCTGAAGGGGGTGGCGGCATGACCGACGAACGATGCAACGCGGACCTCGGCCCGCTCACGGCGAAGGTGCTTGAGCAGCAGCGCGAGATCGCCCGCCTCACCGCCGAGCGCGACGAGGCGAGGCGGGAAGTCTGTGGCTGGGCAGGGCAGGCACGCAACCTCGACCCCAACGTCATCGCCATGAAGCGGGGCTGGAACGTGAAGGTCAAGCACGAACCCGATGCCAGGCACGACCGGCCCGAGGAGGTCGTGATCGTCAAGGTCGGCAGGCACAAGGTGCAGGAGCTCAAGCCATGAACAGCAGGGCAAAGGGATCGCGTGGCGAGCTCGAGGCAGCACGGGTGCTGACCGAGTGCACGGGCGTCGAGTGGCGTCGGACGGCCCAGCGCTGGGGCAAGGCCAAGGCAGACCTAGAGCCCGTCCAGGGCGATTCTGCCCTGCACGTCGAGGTCAAGGTGCGTGGCCACCGGCTGACGCACTGGCAGCGCAGGGCAGAGAAGCAGGTGCTGAGCATCACCAACGACGGGATGCTCTTCTGCTTGCTGGCGAACCTGCACCGCGTGAGGGAGCAAACCGTGCTCCCAGAGCGTGCGCCTCAGTGCAAGGCCGTCGAGGGGTTCATGGAACAGGCCATCCGGGACGCCGACGAGGGCAAGATCCCGGTGGTGGTCTGCAAGCAGGACCACGGGCCGTGGCTCATCGCATGGCGCAACGAGGACGATGACCGTTTCTGCGAGGCCGTGAGGGGTGCGGCGTGAAGCTCAGAAAGGGCGACATGACCTCGCTCCTCAAAGGTGAAAGGTCAGAAAGTGCTGCATCTCAATGGTTTGAAGCAAGGGGCCATCAATGCGTGAATGTTGGTCAACATCACCTCATGCACGATCTAGAGGTGGAGGGCTATGGACGAGTCCAGGTCAAGACTTGTCGTAAAGAACGTGATTGTCGGCCCACGGTCACGGTGGTGAAAGCGGTGTGTTCGCTTGCTCAAGGCACTACTGGAGCTCGGTATCCGAGAGGTGCTTTTGACTGGTTGGCTTGCGTGTATTGGCTCAATGATGGGCCTCGCGTTTGGTTGGTGAGGGAAGCGACACTTGCTGCTCCAACAGGCTTGTATCTGAAGGACAAGTACAAGATCGCGCTGTCGAAAGCAGTCTTGATCTGGTCGGCGATTGACGAACCGGAGTCCTTGGTTGCGTAGGTGGCGGTTCAAGGGAGGGCTGGGCGATGGCCTGAGCATCGGCTTCAAGAAGCCGTCCAGGCGCGTGCGCATGGCCATTCAGTACAAGCGCATCAATCTGCGGTGCGAGAACTGCGGTCATGTGGGAGTGTTGGAAACGGATCACATCGTGCCACTTCACAAAGGTGGCAAGGACGAGTGGTCCAATCTCCAGGCGTTGTGCGTGAGCTGTCACCGTGCGAAATCAGCGCAAGAAGCCTCAGACCGAGCAGGTTGAAGCAAGTGCTTCACCCCCCCCATTGACCCCGAGCCCCCCTGGGGCACGGGGAAACCGCGTTGAGGGGGCCATCAAAACCGACCGACGGCGCAAGCACCGACCAAAGCCGCCTTTATGCGCGCAGCAGGCGGACGCCTACGCGGAGGCCGTCCTGGACGGCTCCACGACGGCGAACGCACGGATCCGCGACGCTTGCCGCCGCTACCTGGCCGAGCGGGCGAAGCCGGCGGCGCACTCGGTGTGGTGGGACGAGCAGCGGGCCGAGGACGCCCGCGCTTTCGCGCTGAAGTGTGGGCAGGGCGCCGAGGCCGGGGCGGGCCAACCGCTCGTCTGGATGCCCTGGCAGTGCATGGTGGCGATGGTCCTGCTCGCCAGGCGGCGCGTAATCGACGGCCGGCGCTCGGACACGCCAGCGACGAAGGCGCTGCTGCTGGCGGTCGCACGCGGCAACGGTAAGACCGAGTTCGCGGCGAGCCTGCTGATGGCGGCGATGCGCGACCCCGGCAGCCGGCTGGAGTTCTGCTCGGTGGCCCCGGACGGCCGGCTCGCTCAGAAGACCTTCGAGCGGATGCAGACCATGTGCGGCACGCTCGCGGGCGACGTGGCCGACAAGGACGAGGACAGCTGGAAGGCGACGGGCGGCTCGACGCCTGCGCACCCCGGCCGGGTGCGCCACGGCGGCAATCGGTACATCTCGCTGCCCTGCACGGACAAGGCGCTCGACGGCCTGACGGCGCGCCTGGTGATCGCCGACGAGGTGGCCCGCATGGACAAGGCGTTCGGCCGGCTCCTGACGGGCCTCGCGAAGTTTGCGACGAGCCAGCTGCTCGCCATCACGACGCCCGACCCCGAGCAGAAGACCCGCCCCATCTGGGGCTACTGGGACCAGCTGGAGCGTTCCATCGCGGACGGCAGCCCGTACCCGGCCGGCTGGTGGCCGATGCTCTACGGCCTCGAGCAGGATGACCAGGCGGCGGACCCGGCGGTGTGGGGAAAGGCCCACCCCGGACTTGGCACGATCATCGACCCGACGCAGCTCGAGCTCTCGGCGCGGACCATGCTCCAGTCGGGCGACCCCGAGCAGATCGCCGAGTTCGAGACGCAGCTCGCCTGCCGTTACCACGAGATCGCCACGACCGACGTGGACCTGTCGGTGCTCGAGCGGCAGATGCAGCCCTGCGACTGGTCCCGCCTCCAGGGCGCGCCGGCCGTCATCGGCCTGGACCTCTCCCGAGGCGGCTACGGACCGCAGCTGGACCTCACCACCATGTGCCTGATGGTCGTGGATGGGCCGCAGCTGCGCGCCCGGAACGTCTCCTGGTGGGCCGGGCTCGACATGGCCCTGGACGAGAAGCGGTGCCGCAACCCCCTCGGGCAGTGGTGCGAGCAGGGGTTCCTGCGCCGGATGCCCGGCGAGTACCACGACATGACCGTCGTGGAAGCGGAGATCGAGGCGCTGATGGCCCGGTACGACATCCGCAAGATCGGCGTGGACCCGCACCCAAGCCAGGCGCGCGACATCAAGCGCTGGCAGGACCGAGGCTGGCCCATTGTCCCGGTCGATCAGTCGATCCGCACCATGGCCCCGGCGTGGAAGCTCTGGGGCGACCTCCTCAAGAGCCGCCAGCTCTGCTACGAGGACGATCCGGTCCTGCGGGCGGCGCTGAACGCCGTGCGGCTGGTGAAGGACAACGTGGGCAACATCCGCCCGGTGAAGGGGCGCAGCTCTGGCAACACCGACGCCGTGGTCGCCGGCAACATGGCCGCGATCCTGATGGAGCACCACCAGGTGCGCGAGGCGAGCGGCATTGCCAACAGTGCCTGCCCCATCGGGTGATCGTGCCACTCTCTTGAAATCCGCTTGACATCTCGGGGCACATTCGTTCCATGCGGGCGTGCCTTCGTGGTTCTCCAGGATCTTCGCCGTCAAGCCCACCGTCGTGGTGTGGCAGAACGGCACCACCGCCAGCAACGTCTCGCCGGCGACCCTGCCGGCCGTCGTGCGCGCGGTGCAGCTCCTGGCCTCGGACATCGCCCGCCTGCCGGTGCGCGTCGAGCGCGCCGACGGCAGCGTCATCGACGGCCACCCGGTCGCCCAGCTCTTGAGCCGCGACGCCAGCCGCTGGCAGTCCGGCTTCGACTTCCGCCGCTTCGTCACGGGCTGCGCGCTCACCTCCGGGAATGGGCTGGCCCTGATCAGGCGGGCAAACGACGGAACTGTCGCCGAGCTCCAGCCCATCCCGGACGGTGCTGCCACGGCGCAGTTCACCGACGAGGGCGTCGAGTACCGCATCAAGGACGTGAAGCTCGCCGCCGACCAGGTGGTGCACATCGGCGCCTACCCGGACCTCGACTTCCCGGCGTGGTTTGTCTCCCCGCTCGACGCCTGCGCGCCGGCCATGCAGCTCGCGGCCGACCAGGACGCGGCGCACTCGGCGCTCGTCAAGACGGGCTCGACGGGCAAGATCAGCCTCAGCCATCCCGGCGCCATGAGCGACCAGGCGGTGCAGGCGATCCGCGACGCCTGGCAAACTATGCACGCGCAGCCGGACGGCGCCAGCCGCCCGCTGATCCTGCGAGAGGGGATGAAGGCCGAGCGGATCAGCCAGGAGACTTCGACCTCCAACCTGGAGAGCCGCCGGTTCTCGGTGCAGGAGATCGCCCGCGCCTTCGGCATCCCGCCCGAGATGCTGTTCCAGCAGGGCGGCGGGGCGCTCGCCTCGCAGTCCGAGACGGCCCGCGCCTACGTTGATGGCGGCCTGTCGCTGTGGGCATCGGTCTGGAGCGCGGAGATCGAGCGCAAGCTCCTCCAGCCCGGCGAGTACCTCCGCTTCGACACCGACGTGCTCCTGCGCGGCAACCTCCGCGACGCCGGCATGGCGTTCTCGAAGCTCGTCCTGGCGGGCGTGATGAGCCCCAACGACGCCCGCCGCCGGCTGGGCCTGTACCCAATCGACGGCCTGGACGAGCCGAAGGTGTCGATGCCCGGCGGCGCAGCGGCCGCCACGGGACCGGACAACGCAGGGGAGGACAACCCCGATGCTTGAGGTCCGCACCACGTCGTTCGAGCGCGACGGCAACCGCCTGACCGGCTACGCGGCCGTATACGACGCCCCGAGCCACCCCCTCGTCGTGCGCAGCGTGAACGGCGGGAAGCCGTTCACCGAGCGCGTGGCGCGCGGCGCGTTCGACCAGAGCCTTCGCGGGAACATCTCGCTGCTGGTCGGCCATGACCGGCGCGAGCTGCTCGCGAACACGAAGAGCCAGCGCCTGAAGCTCGCGTCGGACGAGCGCGGCCTGGCCTTCGATGTCCAACTGCCGGATACTCAGCGGGCGAAGGACGTGTACGCCCTGGTCGATTCCGGCGTCCTTTCCGAGATGTCTTTCGGCTTCGTAGTCCGCTCGGACGCCTGGAAGGGCTCCGAGCGCACCCTCACGCAGGTGGACCTGCGCGAGGTGTCCATCGTCGAATCAGGCGCTTATCCGCAGACGAGCGCTGAAGCACGCACCTACAGCCCGGCGCTTGCCCGGCTTCGTCTGCGGTTGAGGGCACTGACATGAAGACCACCGACCTGTTCAAGAAGCGCGCAAACCTCATCGAGCAGCGCGATGCGCTGTCCAAGGAACTGAACGAGCTCCTCTCCAGCGAGCAGCTGACCGCCGAGCAGGAAGCCCGTGGCTCCGAGCTCATGGACAAGCTGGAGCCGCTCAAGCGGGACATCGAGGAGATGCAGAAGCACATCGGTGCCTCGCAGCTCCGCGAGCGGTTCGCGTCCTACGCGGCCGTCGAGAAGGCCA